GTTTGCGGGTTTAGCCAAAGTAGAATGAGAATGAACAGGCGGGCCTAGGTCACTGCCCGCACACCCTACAGTGAGGCCCCGCCCGCCCGATGCAAGCCCATCGCAAGGCCCTTGTCACCCAGTAGCAGGGCTAATGCACAGGTTCAGATTCCCTAATGGGCACCAGCCACCGTCTGAATCCTGCAATCCTAACTAATGATTCGGGGATTCACCCAGCCCCGCTGGAATCTAATCCTGCAATGCTGACTAATGATTCGGGGATTCAAAACCTAAACGCAAATCGGTTGCAATAAAGGGCCTTGCCCGTCCTAGGGGTCTGGCTGGCCCGCCACGGCCCTCGGCCCTCGGCCCATCCAACCCCTTGCACCCCACCTTGCAAGGGCCTTGCAGGGGCCAAAGAATGTGAGACTGAAAATGTGCGAAAACCCCAATGAAATGGGGTCAATTCTCAACAAGCCAAAACAAGCACAAAAACAGGCCCAGAATCTGGTATAAGAGAAACTGATGGGGCCGTGAAGGGATTCTAATCATAGGCTTGTCAAGGGGGATTCGGGTCGAATCATAGGCTTGTCAAGTAGGATTCGGGCTGAATCATTGAATCATAGGTCAGGAAGTAATGTATCATCCATATACCAATCATATAATGTAAAAGAATTGTAAAAATGCGATTAGAGGGGTCTGGCGGGCGATTCTAGGGGGGTATGGCAATTGCCTATACCCTGCTATCAATAATCCGTTCAGTGTACAGATGTTCACTAGTGAACGCCAGAACTGTAAAGAGACTTGGCACGGTCTCTGCTACGCACGGGCGTGCGTCTAACCAAAAGGGCCAGCCCCGTGGCACGCTGGTGACTCGATCAAAAAATAACTGAAAATAGATGTTGAATCGGCCACAGGTGGTTCTAGGTTCACATATGTCAGCAGGGCCTACGGGCCTAACGAGGAACCCGCCTCACCTGCCGACCTGTTCATTCTAATTCGGAAATTCTCCCCACGCTGGCAATCGAACCAGAGGGCCTTCCGTAAAATCTAAAGGACGAAACAACGGGCGAGCAATCGCCCAGTGTCTAGAGGTTACACCTCTACTGACGAGTCCTAGTCAGAATTAAAACGGACACGGTTGCCAGTCTGTCACTGGCCTTCCCTCACGGGTCGTATTCAAACCAAAAAAACGCATATGGTCTCCCCCGAAACCCTCAACGCAACTGAAGTCGAAATCGTGGACGCTCCCGTCCGACAGTCGGCCCAGTGGGATTACAAAGTCGAGCAACAGCCCCTGTTCGCCAACGGAATCGAAACCCGATTCTTCGCCAATGTCCGCACGGACACGGGTGAAGCGTTCGGCATCGTGACCGACCGATACAAGGTGATGCAGAATTCGGAACTGCTCGGTTCGATTGAAGAAACCTTCCAGTCCCGTGGCCTCGGAAAGTCTGTTCGCAAAGTGATGGTGACGCAGGGCGGTGCCCGTGTTCACGCCAACTACCGATTCGATGACATCGGATTCAAAGTTGGAAACCAAGACATCGTCTTCAATCTGCGTGTTCAGAATTCGTTCGATGGTTCGCTCCGTGTCGCTCTGGCGGTTGGCCTGTTCCGACTCATCTGCTCCAACGGTGCTGTCGCTCCTCTGGACGCAATCAATCTGACCAAGAAGCACACGGACGCTCTCTCGCTGGAATTCGCAGGTGGTGCGGTTGATAATGCGATTGAGAATTTCCACCGCACGGCCCCGATGCTGGAGGCGATGGCCCGCACCCGTCTGACCGATATCGAGGGTCACAAGGTTCTGAATGGTCTGGTGGTTCGCAAGGAACTGTCCGAACGCCAGTCTGACGAAATCCGTGACATCTGGAACGCTCCGACCCACCGTGAAGATTCTGAACGCAATCTGTACAACCTGTGGAACGCCACGACCCAGCATCTGACGCACACGGTCTCTGGAAAGAAGTTTGAATTGGCCGACCGCATCAACCGCAATGTGACGCAGACCCTCGGACGCTCGGCAATGGCTGGCAGTGTCTCGTCTCTGATGGTTGACGCTCTCGCCCCTCGCAAGCCCCGCACCCCCCGCATCACCCTCAACTGAACCAACCCGACAAAGGGGAAGGGAGCCAACGCTCCCGACCCCAGCGTCACCAAATCCTAACTACAAAATCCTATGTTCATCCTCATCACCTCGCAGTACTTGGAAGACTACGGCACCCGCCACAAATTCAAGGGCGGTCACCTGTTCGCAATCGAGACCACCGACCTCGGTGACGCTCTCGCCACGGTTCACAAGCACCTCTGGAAACAGAATCTGAATTGGCACACGCTCGGAATCTCGCTCGGAAAATCTCACGCTCCTAACATTGAGTTTCCGATTATCCCAGACTGCCTCAAGCCCCAGGAATTCGAGTTTGAATCGCTGGACGCTCTGGTCGCATCCGTTGACGAATGGGAGACCGTGATTCACCTCGGCTCTGACCGTGTCATCAAGACCATTGCCTCACGCATCAAGCACAGTTGGGAAATGCCAGACGCACCGACCGAACACGACTCCCCTGCCCGTCTGGAACAGGTTCTGGAACTGCCCTCGGACGATGCTAGTTGAAATCCTACAGGCCCTCGGAATCGTGGCCCTAGGCTGGCTGGTAGCAGTCCTAGTCCTCTGTCTCTAATCACAATCGCCTCGCCTCACCAGCGGGGCTTCTTTGTGCCTGTTTAGAATCGTTCCAACCCGTCTGAATCGCTGGTCTAGATTCCCCAGCCCGCCAGCAATCCAGACCACAATCCCAGCCCCGCCAAGGCACCGCCACGGCCCGACCCCAGCCAAGGGGATACGAGGATACCAACCTAGATATCAACGGCCCTCACAGGCCCAGCCAGACCCCTAGAATCATATCTGAACTTATGTTCACCGTCTTTTACTGACCAAGATTCTTGACTGTTCAAATCCGTTTGAACCTTTAGTTCTTTACCTTTAATAAGATGGTTCATTCCCAACTGAACCTAGGGGGCGGGGGGGGTCGTTCTTTATTCCCCGCACAGTCTTTTAGTCTGGTTCGCTCACATACTTTTTTAAGTATAAAAAGGCTATAGGTATAGACCTAGACTTGTAGCGACTACTTGTAGGAGCGTCAGAGGGGGTATGGGGGAGGTTAAATGGTCTTATGTCAAGCAGGGATTGGGTGTATAGAAGAAAAGTACCGAATCTGCTTGACGCATCTCTGTCTGGCCCCCTAATAACCCCCGTTGTTCGCCCCCTCAGTCCCCCAATTCTGGGGGAAGGGATTTTGAAATTCTAGTTGACTCGATAGCATTCTCAATGAATATAAGGTCGTTCATTGACTCTGCGGAGATTAGGTAGGTCTAAAGTCCGCAAATAAGCGGAGACTGACTTTGCCTTGTTAGCACAGTGGTAGTGCGACAGTTTTGTAAACTGTAGGTCGTTGGTTCAATCCCAACACAAGGCTGACTATAACGGGGCGTAATTAACCCAAGGCCAAGAGGTCTATAACTGACAGCAATGACCGAGGGCCGACCAATTTGGGTGCTGTAGGTGACTACAGGATGTGTTAAGTGTTAATACAGGTCATAATGGCATAATAGCGTAAACTGATTAACCGATACCATCGGTGGGGCTAAAATCCCACCCACCCCCTATTTTACGACCCTTAGTTCAACGGATAGAACACCCGCCTTCTAAGCGGGTCATCCAAGTTCGATTCTTGGAGGGTCGAGTTTACATCCAGTAGCGTAATGGTATCGCACCTGCTTTGGGAGCAGGGGTTTGCAGGTTCAACTCCTGTCTGGGTGACTTTCAGTCTTGTGGTGTAACGGTAGCACAGGAGTTTTTGGTACTCCTTGTCGGGGTTCAAATCCCTGCAAGACTTTTTACTGGGGGCGTAACTCAGCGGTTAGAGTGGAGTCTTTATAAGGCTTAAGTCGGTGGGTTCGACTCCCCCCGCCCCTACCAGTTGAAATCCAGATTAATCGCTTGACACCCCCGCAGGTGTCCCCGATATCTGCTCTATGAAGGAAAAGGCTATGTGCATCGCTCTCGGACTCTCCAGAGACCTCGTCAAGGAACTCCGTTCCTCGTATGAGAAGGGTACGCACTGGGATAAGGTCGCCTCCAAGAAGCCCGAACACCTCTGGGAGATTGAGTGGACTGACCTCGGTGTCTCGCTCCTCCGTGAGACCCTCGGCATCAAGGACGAAGAGTCCATCTCCTCCCCAGAAAAGAAACGGGGCACCGTGTACTGCAAGTACAGGAACCCCCGTGTCCTCGGTGTGATGCTGGAGGGTAAGGAGAGTACCGTCATCTGCCGTGACTCCGCTAAGTTCGGTATCGGGATGCCTGTCGATGTACGGTGGGATGGAGGACGCTGGGTTGTCGTCCGACACCCACGGTTCAACGGGAAGTACTAATATAAAATTTTTTAAATATGGCTACGCCAATTAATCAACCCTACTTTCACGCTAATCCTGCCTACAAGCAGACCACACCGTACATCCCGCCAGCGTACTTCAACCCTGCCGACCTGCCCCAACTGAACGACTCGTTCTCTCAGAACACACGGAAGTTCGATAGGCCAGTCAACCCAATCAAACAGGCGGCAACCATCGTTAAGCCCTACGAAGGGTTTAGGGCAAACGCCTACACAGACTCTGCTGGACACCTAACCGTTGGCTATGGTCAGCGGACAGAAGACCCCAATGCCGTCACAACGGAGGCGGCGGCAAGCCAGTGGATGTTCGACAGACTAGGCAAGAACCACCAGAAGTTGCTTCTGAACAATGTCGCCTACCGTGAGGCAAACCCTAACCAGCAGGGTGCGATGCTGGACTTCTCTTACAATGTCGGGACGAACTGGAGCAAGTACACAGACCTCAGTGCGTACTCTAAAGACCCGAAGGGTGCCCCGTACATCATCCAACTGCTTCCCGCCTTCCGTAAGGATGATAAGGGTGTCGAGCAGGAGGGCCTCACTAGACGCAGGGCTGACGAGGTCAGACTCGGAACCAGCAGAGACACTGAGAACTATTTCCCAATCCATCTAAAATGAAACTTCATTCAGCACTACCCAAAGAAGGTCTATTCTCCGTGGAAGATTCCAACGGCAAAAGACGCTGGGTTAATATCGGCCACAAGGTTGACGGGATGACCGTTGAGGGCTACAACTCCCAGAGCAACACCCTCATTCTTGCTGACGGTGGCAAGTTAAAGTCCATCGGGCTACAGGGTGGCACGGTGTTCGACAGCACTCTTCCAGATAGACAGACCGCAGTCGGCAAGGGGACTATGTCTGAAGCCGACCAGTCCCTCGCCAACACGATGGGAATGACTGGGGCAATGAGCGATGATGACCAAAAGGAATTGGATGCCGCTAAGGGAGCGTTGAATCAGCCCGACTACAATGTTGACCCAAAGTGGGTTGAGCAGACAAGAAAGAACTTTATGCAGGGTGAATACTTCAAGGCCAACCCACAGATTAAGGGTGTTCACACGCTTGAAGAGTACAAGGCTCTTGAGGCCACTGGCGGTCTTAATGATGGCATCCATATGGTTATGAAGAACGAGGCAGACGGTATCGGCCTAGACCACTTCTACCACGGCAATCCTGCTGACGACAAAACCCCTCCCCTCAATATGGGCAACCGCAACGACCCACGACAAGGCCCGCAAGGGTTGAAGTTTGGTGCCGACCCGTCTACCCAGATGCCTGTCGAAATGCCAAAGACATATCGATGAAATGTCTGACCCTAATGACATCGAAGACGAGGAAGATGATGAAATCCCATTTCACGAACTGATATGGCTTTTCAGCCCACTCCTCATCCTATCCTTATTTGTCCTACTCCAGAGGACATCAAAAGAATTACTGAACGATTTGGTGCAGACAAAGCAGTAGAAATCCTTAATCTCCGTGAGGATAAGATTCTGGCTGAAAAGTTAGACCCTTACCGACACGGATTTGACTTACCACACTGGAAAGAAGCCGACCAGTTGCTAAAAGAGAACAATGAAATTCTCATCCTAGGTGGTAACCGAGCGTCCAAAACGGAATGGGCCGCAAAAAGAGTAGTCCAGACGCTTATAAATATTAAAGATGCCCGTGTATGGTGCCTACACACCACGAATCAGTCATCTATTCAGATGCAACAGAATGTTATCTACAAATACCTGCCCGCTGAGTTCAAAGAACTGAAGAAAAACAAGATTCAGAATGTTCAGTACACTCAGAAGAACGGTTTCTCTGACAATACATTCATTCTACCCAACCACAGCCAGTGTTTCTTTATGAATTACGCCCAAAAGCGTGATGTCATTGAGGGTGGCGAGGTGGATTTGATTTGGTGCGATGAACTTGTGCCTCTAGACTGGATTGAAACGCTCCGATACCGTGTGGTCACCCGAAGCGGCAAGTTGGCAGTAACATTTACGCCCATCTCTGGGTACAGTTCGGTGGTTAAGGAGTTCGTAAGCGGCTCAAAGATACTTGAGACCAAGCCCTCACCGCTTCTCCCAGACAATATCAATGTGAACGGCTGTCCGAGAGGCACTATGCCCTATAAGGCCAAGTCGTACTCCCGTTCTGCGGCTGTTATGTGGTTTCACAGCCAACTAAACCCTTACAATCCATTTGAGCAGTTGAAGAAGACGCTTATGGGCAAGAAGTCCTATGAGATTAAGATTCGTGCCTACGGATGGGCCGACAATATCAGCGGTAGCCAGTTCCCACGGTTCAGCCCAGAGATTAATATCGTAAAGCACGAAAATGTCCCAGCCGAGGGCACGAACTATATGGTCACCGACCCCGCAGGTGCCAGAAACTGGTTTATGCTATGGGCTAGGGTGGATACAGAGGGTAATATCTATGTGTATAGAGAGTTTCCAGACGAGTCGGAGGGTGAGTGGGCACTCCCAGCCGCAGAAGCGGACGGCAAGGCGGGAACCGCACAGAGGGCGAGTGCTGGACGCTCCCTAGCCGACTACAAGGCCCTAATACTTGAACTAGAAAACGGTGAGACCATCTGTGAGCGTTATATTGACCCTAGAGCAGGTGGCACCAAGGCAGTCACGGAGGATGGTGGGGTAACCCTCATCGATATGCTTGATGACGGTGAGGAACCTATGTTCTTCCTTCCAGCCGCTGGCATCCGCATCGAGCAGGGGGTCGCCCTTATCAATGACGGCTTTGCCTATGATATGAATCAAGAACTTAGCCCTCTAAATAAGCCAAAACTCTATATATCAGACAAGTGCCAGAATCTTATCTACTGTATTAAAGAATGGACTGGACAAGATGGTGACAAGGGTGCTACAAAAGACCCAATCGACTGCCTCCGCTACCTTATGACAATGAACCCCCAACATATAGGAGATGGCTCTATGCGTAGTATCGGTGGCGGCAGTTACTGATGGAATTCTTCTTCCCAGCACTCTTGTCTCGTCAGAAAGCGATGCTGTTTACTGGTTTCGGACGAAAAAGACTTGAAACCCTAGTCACCAAGCGTCAAGTGAGAACCTTCACCACCAAAGGTGGTCACAAAAGGTACTTTCGTGAAGACCTTAAACAATTTACTAAATGAAATCTTACAATAACGGGCAGGACAAATTGGTCTTTGCCACAGACAAGCCAGACATCCCCTGCCTCTATGCCGAGTACCAACGCTCGACACAGAACGGTGGCAACACCGCAAACATTGCCGCAAACGATGATATCCGTCTTTCCAGATGGGCTGGTCAATCTTCCGATGGCAAAAAGCATTCTTTTAATAGAGCCGATGGAGACCCAGCGTTTCCTTTCGAGGGAGCCTCAGATGTCCGTTGCCGACTGACTGATAGAACTATTAATGAGATTGTGTCGATTCTGGTCACCACTTTCGACAGATGTAAGGTTAAAGTTAACGGCACAGAGTTCAGCGACTCTGAGGGAGCCGCCACAGCGAATATTTTGATGTCTTGGCTCCTTGAGTCCAGACTCCGTTCTGACCTCCGCAAGGAAGCCGAACTCCTCGCTCAGTACGGCCTTCAGTATGGCTGGGCTGGTATGCACATCATCTGGGAACAGGAAATGGGCACCAGATTCCAGACCATCCGCATCGATGAACTGATGCAGGTCGTCCAGCAAGCCGTCCAGCAGAACCCAGAGACAGCCCTTAAAGACCTCCCAGCCGCCATCGACAACCCAGAGCAGGAAGACTACGCTGTCTCTCTTATCACACAGTATCTGAAAGATGTTGAGCCTAGCGATGTCAAAAAGGCCGTCAAGGAACTCAGAGAGTTTGGCGTTGCCAGAATTCCAGAGGTTTATATCCACAAGGCCCAGCCAGTGCTGGTCGCACTCAAGCCGTATGATGAAATCTCGTTCCCGCCAGAAACGATTGATATCCAGAGAGCCAGAGTCGTATTCAGACGCACATTTATCACTGAAGTAGAACTCCGTTCTATGGCGGCTCAAGATAACTGGTCTGATGAGTTCGTTGAACAGGCTAGAAATGTTATGGGTATGCAGTCCAACTTCAATGACCCTAATCTGCTCCCCGCCGCCGCCTTGATTAACTATCAAGTCAGCCGACAGGATAATCTCATTGAACTCGTATACGCCTACAGCAGACAGATTGATGAGAACGGATTTCCAGGAATTTACCAGACCATTTTCTGCCCTCAGTCTGGCTCCGAAGTGTACGCCAAGCACGAACTGCTGGGCTACGCACACGGCAAGTATCCTTTCGTAATCTACCGCAGAGAACGCATCAGACGCTCCATCTACGAAACCCGTGGCATCCCAGAGATTGCGATGACAGACCAAGAAGAAATGAAGGCACAGCACGATGCCATCCGTGACCGCACGGCATTCACAACGATGCCTCCCATCCTTGTTAAGAAAAGACTTGGTGGTATCAATAAGATTGCTCCGGGGGTTCACCTGCCTGTTACAAGCCCAGACGACTACAGATTTATGCCTACGCCCGCTGGCGAAACGGGCACAGCATTCGCTCTGATTGACAGAGTAGAAATGAACCACGCATCCTATTTCGGCCTATACCATCCGAACATTATGCCTCAGAAGACGCAGACCACACAGCAGTTTATGGTGAACAACTGGCTGGACACTTGGGGTGAGGCGTTCTCTATGACCTTCTCTCTGATGCTCCAGTATATGGATGCGGCTGAAATCGAAAGCATCACTGGAAGAACTATCGCTCAGAATGTTTCTGGCATCAGCAATATGTACGACTTCCAAGTCAAGTTCGATGTGCGTGAACTCGACACAGAGTTTGTCATTGAAAAACTAAAGGCCATCACCCAGTTTGTCCTGCCTCTTGATAACGGTGGCGTTATTGACAAGAATAAGTTGGTCAAGGCGGCTGTCGAGGCCATCGACCCAGACAAGGCCAAGGAACTTATCATCAACACGGGCACAGCGTCCCAGTTGCTCTATAAGGACATCCAGTCTGACATTGGTCTGATGATGCTTGGTAATGAAGCCAACTATGTCGAGAACGACCCAGCGGCTCCTTCTAAGTTGCAGTACCTGCAAGACATTATGGGTAAGAATCCTAAGGCCCAGCAGATGATGCAGGGAGACCAACACTTCCGTGCCCTTATGGAGAACTTCATCAAGAACCTACAGATGTCTGTCAGCCAGCAACAGAACAAGCAGATTGGACGCACTGGCGTGACCCCAGTTGCTCAACAGGCTGGTGACCAGATGCAGGGTCAGATTGACCAAGCAAATGAACAGCAGGGCCAGCAGGAACAGCAACAGCAGATGCCCCAGCAACAGTAATGAGTCTCCCATCACAAATCATCGTTGGCTTCTCGTTTGAGAAGAACAATGAACTCTGGAAGGCCATCAATATGCTTCTCGATGCGTCAGTTGAGTCCGAGGTGGCTTCCGCTATCGCCAAGGAGAATAAGGGCGAGGATAGGGCTTGGTACGCTGGTCGTGCCGATGCCCTCACCGCATTTAAGTCTATCTTGATTCAGACACGCAATGATGTGCTTAGAGACCAAGGCAGACCGTCAGAACCACACAGTTCGTCAGAAAGTGGTATCTGATGCGTTAAGCACTTGCTTTGAATAATTTAAAGCCGTAAATGGCTCACTAGTTCTGGAACTATCAAAAAATCCTGCCTATAAACGGACTTTAGACCTTATCTAATGACTACAGAAAATCAAGCCGACCTTAGCACGGCTCAAAACAACGCTACGACAAACGAAAGCACATCCACTCCTTTCGATACTCAAAAAATTGCCGATATTATCGGTAAGTCGTTCCTTGGTGGTGAGGAATCGAGTGAGGGTTCAGCCTCAGAAGAAAATGCTGAACTGGAGGGTCAAGCGACCTCCACGGACAATGTTCATTCACAGCAAACAGAAGAAACTAACGACAGTGATTCGACTGAAGACTCCGAGGAAACCGAAGAAACCAAGTCTGAAAGAGAAGAAACTGAGCGTGGGTTGCCCAAGGGGGTTAAGAAACGCATAGACAAACTTACGGCTAAGAAGCGTGAGGCTGAGTCTGAAGTAGAGAGATTGAGGTCTGAAGTGGAGCGACTGTCGCAAGAGGCTGAAAGGCCAGCACAGACTCCTACAAAGGACAATCCATTCGCTCACATCAAGACTATTGGCGACATCCAAAAGGAAGTCGAACAAGCCAAGCAAATCAGACGCTGGTGCGAAATGAATCCCGATGGTGCTATCGTAAGAAACAATCAAGGTGATGATGTCGAGTACTCTGCTGAAGAAGTACGGAATATCAAAATCAAATCTATGGACGCTCTTGAAGAGCATCTCCCCAAGCGGGCGAACTACCTTCAAGCCAGCGAACAGTTTGAACAACTTGCTAACAAGGATTATGTATGGTGGAAAGACCGTTCCTCTAGGGAGCGTCAGATGGCTGAATCTTTCATTACCGCATTTCCCGAAATTCTACGGGCACCAGACCACAAATTGATGCTAGGACACTTAATCACAGGTATCAAAACCTATGAGTCCACGAAGAGAAGCAGTTCTCCTCAGAAGGCACCAATGCAACCGAGACAAAGTTCTGCCCCTGCCAAGGTATCGTCTAACGATGCGAAGGCACAGCAAGCAAAACAGCGTTTTAGCAATTCTGGTAACCGTGACGACCTTTCGTCCATAATCGCTAACCGATTCCTGTAATCACCCCCAAAACCCCCTAAACCCTATATAATATATGGCCTCACTCACAGAACCCTCCTTCTCGTCTGGTAAGAGAGAAGAACTCGCTGACCTCATCTCGCTGGTCGATGCTAAGGATACTCCTTTCACATCGATGGCTAAGAAGGGAAGCAAGCCTGGAAATACTCTTTTCAGATGGCAAGCCGACTCTCTGCCTACCCCTCGTACCACTGGTACGGTTGATGGCACGGATGTCACCACCTACGAGAACTACACCAAGGACGGCTCCGCTGTCTACCGTGCTGAACTCAGCAACTTCATCCAAATCTTCAGACGCTCTGTCCGTGTGTCCCCGCTTACGCAGGATATCGCCACAGTCGCTGGTGTTCGTGATGAACTCGCTAACAATGTCGCTAAGGGCATCCAAGCCATCAAGCGTGATATGGAAGCGACCCTCTGCTCCAACAACGGTGCCCAAGCCGATGCTGGTGGTTCGACCCCTTATCTGACCCGTGGTCTCCACAAGTGGCTCGCCGCCGCTGGTGCTGGCACACAGGACACGACCCTGCCTATCGCCTCGCAGTTCCAGACCCCTACTGCTAATCGCACGACAGTTGGTACTGCCGCCCTTACTGAATCTGTTGTCCAGAATGTCCTCACAGGCATCTACTCCCAGACAGGCCAGTTCAAGGACTACGACCTCCTCTGCGGTACGGCCCTCAAGAGAGCGTTCACGAACCTTGTGTTCACTACGCCTACTTCTGGTTCCCCGAACTCCCAGACCGCTATCCGCACTCTTAACAGAGAATCGGATGCCTCTTCCTACATCTCGTCTGTCGATATTTTCGAGGGCGATTTCGGTAAGTTGAGACTCCACCCTTCCCACTACCTCAATGCTACCGCTGGCGTTGGCTCGACCTTTGTTGGTTATGTCATCCCGTTCGACCAAGTCGAAGTGCGTTATGGTGGTAATGTCGCTGGCGTGACGGCTCTGCCTAACGCTGGTGGTGGCGAAGCCCGAATGATTGAAGCGGTTGCAGGTCTCTGTATCTACAACCCTCTGGCGTTCGGTGTGTTTGACTTCACAGCCTAATCCGCAGTAATGTCAGACATCATTCAAAGTCTGGCTGACGCAGTCCCTGCCCACCTTAGAAATAGGGTGGAGCAGGAACTCCTGTTGGGCTGGAGAATGAATGAGGTCAAAGCAAAGTCGGTTGCCAAGCAATCGGCTATTTTTCACAACAACAATGCTGCAAAAAGCGTTGAGGGTATTGGCGAGAAAATCGCCTCTATCCCGTTGGATGCCTTTCACTACTGGTCTCACAGACTCGGCAAGGAATGCTGGTCTGATGACCAGTTCGTGAAGGAATTTATCAACGATAACCCCGAAGTGGCAGTCAAGAACCGCATAAAGCGTACTTGTGTCCAAGGGGCAATTTTTACTGGTGACGGATATCTCATCAAATGAGAACACAGAACTACTCACAAATCCTCTTTGACGCTCTCCAGTACTCTGGAAATGACCGTCAGAATATACAGGCTGACACATTTGCTCAGTTTCGTGACTTCAGCAACGCTCGTATGCGTGAGGCTTGGGAGGCTAGTGAGTGGACTGACATAGTCCGCATTGCAAAGAATGCAATTACGATTGATGCACTTGGTGTTGCCTCCTTTGTTCCTATTGTTACTGCTGGAGAGATTCTGGCTGTTTTCACACGGAATCCACAGGAAACAACAAAGGCTGTACAGATTCAATATCAGTTGTACGACCTTGGGACATCTAGAAAAGTTATTGTAAACACAGCCCTAACAGAAGTGTGGTATGTGTATAGACTTATTTGTCCTATTCTTACTGGCGAACTCTACAGTCCGAATGTAGTTTACTTTAAGGATGTTCAGATTTACTTTGATGCTGGCTCTGGCACGGGTTCATACACTCCTGTGCTTGGTAAGCCTTACGCTGGCAACTTCTATACCTGTACGGCTTCTTCTACGATTGCTGGACAAAACCCAAACACAAACGCATCAAGTTGGACTAAGATTGACATTCCGTACATCTTCTCTTCCTTTATGTCTTGGGCTTCTGCGGCAAACTGGTTCGTCTCTGAAGGCCAAATGGCTGAGGCGGCTACTATTGAGGCAAAGGCTAATCAAATTCTCGATATGGAATACGACAAGATGCTCCGTCAGCAGTCCCAATTTGGTCGTATCAATATGACAAACACTTACTAATACAATGGCATTCGCATTCTCCTCCCCCATAATTCGTGGTTTTACCCACCAGAACTTCACAGCAGGTACTGCCGCAAGCACCCTTCTTGACCACGCCATCACCCCTATCAGACGGGTTATGGTCATCGTCCAGAACAAGTCTACAACGGCTACCATCGAAGTGATTCTCTCTGAGTCTGGCTCTTCTGGTGTCATTCTCCCCCCCCTTGGTAACATTACCATCGAGAACTACAATGGTCATATCAGAGTGATTGCTACTGCCGCCGCCACCCCCGTCCACATCGCTTTCGCAACAGTCTAATGCCTATCTCTATCTCTACAGGTAATGTCGGTGGCATCACAGTCGAAAACGACCCTACAGCCCTTAAACTGACAGGCGGTACGCTTTCTGGTACGCTGTATGTTCCTACAGTCAGAAACCTGCTTAACGAAAATCTGAACATTGCCGCATACAATGATACTGGTGCTGGCACTACTTTTAATCATACCTTCTCTCCGCTTGATGGAAAGTTCAACCTTGCTACCAATGGTGGCGGTCTGACATTCCCCAACGGCTCAACCCAGACTACGGCTGGTCTTCCGCTTGCTGGTGGTACTCTTACGGGTAAGTTGACCGCCCTCACTACGGCTACTACCGCTGGTGTGAACCTTGGTCATTGGACTGCTAATCCTACAACACCCGTGGCTGGAGATATCTGGATTGTTGATAGACTGAACTTCACGAACAGACTTGGCAACACAGTTGGCGTTGTTACTACTAATCAAACGAACTCTATTGCAACAAGTTCTAGCACCCCTATTTTGAGCGTAGACCAAAGTGGCTCTGGCGGTACTGTTGCTTTCAGAACTCTGTCTACGACTTCCGTTGGAACTACCCTCCGCATTGAAAACAGAGGAACAGGTAACTCTTTTGTCGTTGAAGATACCACTACTCCAGATGGTACTGCATTTGCCATCGACCAGCACGGCAAGGTCGGCATCGGTGTTGCTCCACACGCAACTGCCTGTCTTAATCTTGATGATAATGGCATTAGATTTCAAGATGGCGAATCCACACTTAATGGTTGTCACACTTATTTTGCTGTAAGCCCTCCTGCTGGCTGGACTGCTGAGACTGCTGGGAATGCCCTTGTATTTAAGATTAACGGAGTGCGATACTTTGTTCCTTATTTCCCAGACCCAGATATTGTTTAATTTTATGCTTACTATTATCATTTCTACAGTTTGTTTTCTTGGTGGCGTTTATGTTGGTGCCCGCTGGTCTGAGAAACTCAAGGATATCTACTACTCTATCGTCTCTCGTTAATGCCTAATGAATACCAGAAGGATGGAGACATAGCGTTTATCGGGCTTAACAGCCGTGATAACCCTAGTGCTCTGGCCCAAGGTATTGTTAATCAGTCTCAGAACTTTAGAATGGACAGAGGTGTTGCTACAGTCCGCAAGGGCTTGCAACGCAAGACTATTGGTGACCTTGTGGGTAAAACCATCTATGGTGTTGGTGTTTACATAAACAACACTGGACAGGAAATTATTATATGTGTTGTTACCGATGGGATTTATACATACAATCCAGAAACAGAAGTACTTTCTTCCAAGATTAGTTTTCCTGCTGGTGAAATAATTGATACGCAGGAAGGGTGCGATGTTGTTTCCGCTGTAGATAAAATATTCATTTCCCGTGGATTCAGCAAGCGTCCGCTGGTCTGGGATTTGGATGTGACAATTGAAGCCCTTGGGACTACCGCTACCGAAAAAGAGTTCCCGAACTGCAACGGGATGCTTTATTATCAGAATCGTTTTATAGTCACTGGCAAGCATCACGATGAAACAAATGTACTTAGAAATAATGACACCGTTTCTGTTAGTAACTTTTTAGACCCTTTTCACTTTGACGCTCTCGATGCGTTTACGATTAATAATGGCTCTAATGATAGAGTTGTGGGTGTTGCCCCTTGGACGCTCAATGAGTTCTTGGTGTTTATGCGTAACAGCATCTTCTATGTCGGTATCGGCTCTAGCAGGTATGCTACGGGCGAGCCGCTGGCAACCGATGCTTACCTAAAGACTCTCGCCACTGACATCGGCTGTTCCGCTAGAAAAAGCGTTGTACAGGCTGGTGGTGGCGTATTCTTCCTGTCCGACAACGGGGTGTACTTCCTGCAACCACAGCCAACGGGTGCGGAGTCGATGAAACTGCTGACGATGTCAGACCCTATCTCAGCCCCTATTGACGATGTTATTCAAAGAATTAATCGAGCCGCTTCTGACAGGGCTGTTGCTACCTACTGGAATAATCGTTACTACCTCGCAGTTCCGCTTGATTCCTCTACTGACAATAACGCTATTCTGGTATATAACTTTATTCTGAAACAGTGGGAGTCTATTGACACATACCCTGCTGGCTTTGATATCTTTGACTTTGTTGTCGCTAAGAAAGAACAGCAGAGACGAATGTACGGTGTAGATACAGACCAAGGGTTGTTCCTAATGGAGCAACTTAATCACGATGAGTATGGTGCCGCAACTGGCACTCCTATGCTCCCATTCTTCATTCCAGACACTTTGAGTACGGCCTCGTTTACGGCTATCGAGATTCAAGGCATTCTTAAAACAAGAAGATACTCGTTTAACGGCATTGGAGACAAGAGATTTAGCACTGCCGAGGTCGAGGTTGTGTGTGAGGCTGGTGCTCAAGTTGAAACAAGAGTAGATGTTTCTAACCCAGATGCCACAAACATCATTGATGTATTTTCGTCTCAGTTCTCTGAGGACGCTACAAGAAGAACACCAATCAGAAAAATAGGAACAGGTTTGCAGTTGCGTTTCGTTACAACAAACCTTAGACCATCTATTAGGTCTGCATATGTCTATGCAACAGTACAAACTAAGACAAACCAATCTAAACAATAATTATGGCACAAATTTCTAAAGGCGATACTTTCGTAGACGGACAACAGGTTACTGGTGGTCGTCTTAACCAACTTGTAGACTCTGCAAGCCTAGTTGCTGGGGCTATCACAGACCAGCCTAACCTAACGGCCCTTACCCTACAGGCTACTGATAGTTTGCTTGTAGTCAATGGTGGCACCCTTAAGGAGGCCAAAATGTCGGACATCCTTGGTTCCTCCCTTCCCGTCACTGCAACCACCATCAGAGGGTCTTCTGTCACGACCCCTATACTTAATGGGAATACAAACAATGATGTTATTGTTACCCCTTTTGACGGTCTGAATGTCACGGGCAAAACATTTACTACTGCTGACGGAATTCTTGTTACTGTTACTTCCGTTGCTCACGGACTCGTTTCTAATCAAGTCGTTGTAGTTACTGCGAGCGTACCCGCATACAGTGGAACATACAGAATCCTTGTTACAACTGTAGACGCTTTTACTTACAACATTTTCCCTACGGCTTCAATTGCAAGCGGTACCTGTACCTACATCAAGAAGGCTTCTGAAGTCATTCAAGGCAATATTTCTGTTGGTCAAAATGAGTATGTCAATGGCTCTAGCACGATTGTTGGCTCCTCTCTTATCCGTGGCAATAGCACCGTTGTAGGAACACAGGAAGTGACAGGACAATCCACATTTAATCTTGCTCCCAGACTTAAGACTACCCCTATCAATCCACGACTTGATTACTTTGTTCAGACTAGAGCAATAACTACTTATTCTTCTGGCTGGGGCGGTCTTCAGAATCTTGCTAACATTTACGGCATAAAACTTACGCTTGTAGATATAACATTCACGCCTCAGAAGGCAGGAAATAGAGTTGTTCTTAACTGGTCTCTTTTTGGTGAGGGTTACAATTCAGCCTCAGATATGGTATTTCTTGTTACAAGAACCCCTAATTCTGGTGTTGGTGCTGGCGTTCCAGTTGCTCTTCCAGATGCTGTTGATGCTCAAAACAACACTTGGTCTGGTGTCACAACTTGCGGTCACGATGCCAATGACGCAACTACCCCAAACACAGTAACTGTTAAGATTATTGATTTCAACACGCTTGATGTTTCCTGTACATATTCTGTTCATATGCGAGCCACTAACAACAGAACAGCCACTTGGTCTTTTAATAGACCTGTTAATGTTGCCGTGGGGCAAGTTGACCACGAAGTTGGTATGTCGCTTGGACACGCTCAAGAAATCTACACCTAATGGTCTTGGCTGACCTTACGAACTTTATCAAAGCGAACCGAGATAAGGGTCGTGGCGAGGCGTTTGCTTGGGATGACGATGAACTGCAAGTCTATATACACTGGGCAGACACCTTCCAGTACCTGTTTGTTGAATTGGACGAAAGTGGTTTTACTGGGGTAGCCGTTATGTATCCTGTTGCAAAACGGCAGGAGCAGACTGCTGACGATTTGATGACTTTTAAGGACATTATACCAGTTTCTGGGGAAAAGTCTAATGACCTGTGTGTTATGGATTTCATCGCCACAACGCCAGAGGCAAAGAAAAGCCTTGTAATCCAACTTAAAGAAAGATATCCGAATTGGCAGAACCAAGATAAGTGGGCTTTGCGTTTCGGTAACATAAAGAAACTTTCTAACAACTACATTAACCTTTTAAATATATAATACAATGGGAGCCAAAAAAATATCTGCACCACCACCTAGAGATTACAAGCAGGAAATGCTTGACACTATGGCTGGACAGGAAGCAATCCAGCCTAGACTACTTGAACTAGAGCGTCAGTACCAGCCTCTGTACCAGAAACTCCAGCAGGAGATGATGGATAGACAGATGCAGTTCCAGATGGACTCGATGCAGAAAGCCATCCCGCAGTCTGCCAAGATTAGCAGTGATTACGCATCGGCAATGGCCCCTGTGTACGGTCAGATGGGAGAACAGGCTATGGGTGCCTACAGGCAGGGTCTAGGCTCTGATGCAAACAGCCTGTATGATACGATGATGCAGTCGGCACAGACAGACATTATGGCTGGTCGTGAACTCACGCCAGAGATGCAGAAACAGTCCCAGCAGTCGGCCCGATACGCAATGTCCGCTAGAGGACTTGCCAACAGCAATCAAGGCATTGCGGCTGAGGTTCTTGGCGGGTACCAGATGGGTCAGATGCGTGAGGATAGGGCTAGACAGTTTGCTGGTCAGATGTACGGTGGTGCCCAAAACACATTTGGACAGGCTATGGGGCTTTACGGCAATCAGATGATTCAACAGTCTGCGGCCTATTCCCCTGCCAGTATGTACGGCTCTGCCTACGGAATGTCGCAGGGCCTTGGTGCCCAAATCTTCCAGCCAGAATCCCAGTACAATGCGGCCCTTATTGGTGCTAATCGCCAAGAGGCTATGTCTGTTAAGATGGCTAATCAACAGGCCAGCAACGCTATGACTGGTAGCATAATCGGTGGCATTGCCACGGTTGGTGGTGCTATGATTACTGGCGGTGCGTCCCTTGCTGCCGCTAAAGCATACGGAGAAGCGGCTAAATGCTGGGTTGCCAGAGAGGTCTATGGAAAAGAAAATCCTAAGTGGCTTCTCTTCCGTGAGTGGCTTGAGACATCTGCTCCAAAGTGGTTTCATCAACTGTATATTGAAGAAGGCGAGCAGTTCGCTGAATACATTAAAGACAAGCCCTTCCTCAAGGCAGTTATTAAACTTGGTATGGATACGGTCATCAAGTTGAACTATAATTCTAACCAGATTACTGTCTAATATTTATGCCTAAAAACTTTGGTCAGTACACGGGCGGGATTCAACCAATCCAAGGAATCGAAAACTATGGCAATAGAAATGCGGACAATATTGCCAACAGCATTAATAGCATCAGTAACGCCCTTACAAAGGGTGTCAACGATTACTATACGGGCAAGGTAAACAACGAGTCTGCCGACCAGCAGATTTTTAATATCGGTGCCTCTATGAAGAGCAGACTTGAGGTCTTGAGCCAAGACCCAGAGTTGGTTTCTTCTGGTGTGCTTGACGGACTGACAGAGAAGATGAACCTGCTGAAGGATGCCAGCAAGAAGAGTTACCCTGCCAAACTCGCCATCATCAACGATGCGATGACATATAACAACGGCTTCTCAGACAGACTGAGGGAGGCTGAATTTGTTATGGGCCGTAGGGTTGTCCGTGATGTCACCTCTGGACTTGCCGCAATTCCAGATAAAGAACCCACAGCCAGCCCACTTGCTATTGAGTCTGGACAGGTGCCTTGGGACATTAACCTTAATGCCGTCCAGAACAGAACCAAACTTGAAAAGTTCGTTCGTGATGCAGAGGCCAACGGTGGCGTTATTGATAGAAGGGCAATGTACAAGAACTGGCACAGAGTTAAGGAAGCCGAAATTAATGAGTCTAAGCAGATGACTCCAGACCAAAAAGCGAGGGCACTTGACGGTCTTGCCGCAAGCAACGCTGAACAGGAAAGAAGATTTGAAAGCGGTGCAGAAGAGTTCTATAGATTTACTGATGTCTTTGACCCAGATACTTGGGAGGGTGGCTATGATGCCGTTGTCAAAACTCCTACTGGTCAGACGGTCAAGCCCTCTGCCGTTGCAAAAACTCCTGCTCCTGTTGCCCCTGCTAAGGTTTCTGCTCCCGTTGCAGTTATCCCAGAAGCGGTCAAGGCGGCGGCTACCCCTGCCGCAGTTATTCCTGCCACCGTGGTTCCTACTCCTGCTCCTGCCGCAGTTGTTCCTGCTCCTGCCGCAGTTGTTCCCGCAACTGTCGAGCCTCGCCCAGCCCCCGCTGTTGTCACTCCCGTGGCTCCTGTGGCCCCTGCTCCTGCTCCTGCTGTTGTTGCCCCAGCCAAGGTTGAGGCACCCGCACCAGTAGCCACCGCCCCTGCTCCAGCCACTGGAGAAGAGGAATTCAAATTGATGGGAAATGGAGAGGCACGGGCACTAGACATTTCTCCTCAAGAGTTTGCTGAGGCCGTCAAAAAGTCTGGCCTTACCAAGGATGAATTCTTTGGAAGACTCAGAAGAGAGGCAGACGATAAAGGTCTTGATATTCGTGATGTCTTCAAGGCTCAACAGGCCAACCCTCCAGCCAAGGCTGAGGCACCTGTTGCCACGACACCAGATGCGATTAAAGCGGCTGGTACTCCTGCCGATGTTGGAAAGCCCGTATCTTATGAAAAGCCTCCAGAGACTGGCGGTTCATATAATGTGAGAAAGAATGAGAACCTGTTTTCGATTTCTCAAAGGACTGGAGTTTCGATTAAGCGTATAGCCAAGGCTAATGGATTTAACCTCAATCACCCCAACTTTAAGGGTGGCGAAACAATCGTAATTCCTCCGACACGGGCGGCTAATGAGGCCGTTGACAGAGACCCAGATTCCCTTGAGCCTCTTACCCAGACTGCTAATATTACAAGAAGTGAAGCAGAAGGTAGTACGCCATCGGATGACGCATCAACTGAGTCTACCTCTGAACCAGCCCCCGCTGGACTTCCTCCCCCTGCCCCAGCCAAGCCAGACCCTAAGGCTAATATGGAAAAGATTAGGGAGATGGCTGTCAAGGAGGACACAAGACTTAGATATACAAAGGCTGACCGTCTCTCTACTGCTAACGCTAAAGCGGCTGAGTACGCCCAGAGAGTCCTAGATGACATCACAAGCCCAGAAAGCATCGCCTCTGGTTATGCTCCGTCTGTAGATGCCAACGCTTGGACTAAATGGAAGCGGGCCAACCCTGCCGCAGGTGGCACGATGGAATTTACCGCAACAGCCGCACAGTATGTTACTGCGGTTGGTGGTGTCGTTAAAGTTCTTAAGGGCGTTCAAGGTGTTAAAGCAATGGCTAGTGCCCAAGGCTTTGCCAGTCTTGTCAGCAAGGGATATAAACCTCTTCTTGACAAGGCGGCTAAAGCATACAACGGAAACATTCCACAGGCCGTTAAAGATAAGATTTTAAAGACAGCAACGCTTGGGGCTAAAGAAGAAATCCTTGCCGCTAAGTCAGCGGCCAGAGCCAGCGGTATGAAGTTGAGTGCTGGTATGCTTCTTGCAGACCAGTTTGTTGGCACTATAATGGGCACCGATGACTGGGAGCATCCTCCGTCCACCTATGTTTACGATGAAGCAAACATCGAGAATGATATGGTGACGATGGTGGATACTCTTGGTGGCATCAGAAACTACGGTGTCGGCATCGACCCAGACAAGATTACGCCCCTACAGCGTACTAAGATGGCTGAGTATCTTAATACTAAGATTGCAGATTTTCAATCAAAGTCTGAAACTGCTAGACAGGAAGCCAAGAATGTTTTCGCACAGCCAGCCAGAACATATGACCAGATTATTGGCAGAACACCCGATGGTGAAATTGACCCTAAGAATGCAGTTAGCGGATTTGAAGGACAGACACTAACGCCTAAAACTGGAAGAAGCGGTATGATTGGTATGGGCTATCTTTCGGAAGAGAGAGCAGTCACAGCCGAAGAAAAGAAGAAGCGTCTCCAAGCATATATGATGGGCAAGTACAAGGACTCTTCTGGTGCTGGATATATCCCTAGCGGATTTGATGCGGCCTACAAAGCCCTCGTACCAGAGTCCTCGCTTAAGATTGTTCAGACGGCTATCGGCCCTATGTTCAATGACGGCACACACTGGAAGCAGGTTGAGATGCCTAAGCAACAGTCTATCCAAGACATCCGCAAGGAGAGCATCGGCCTGTTTGGTAAGAGAACCGCTGACGGTAGCCTTGCCCCCGTTGAACTGGGTGAAGGAACTGGTGTCCACCTTGCTGGCCTGTTCTCTGGTGGAGACGAGGCCCTCGCCAAGTACAAGGAGCAGATTTCTGAACTGTCCTCTGGTAGAGGTGCAATCAAGGCTCTTGATAAGATTCTTGCTCAGTTCGGGCACTCCCTCAGTCCGACCCTTATTGGTGAGGCCAAGATTCACTTGGCTACACTCCGTGCGGCAACGAGAATTGAAGTCATCGGTGTAGGCACCGTCTCCGAAATGGAGCAGAAGATGTTGAACGATGCAAATCCAGATACAACCTCCATCTTCAGATTTGATGCGGTTGACCGTGCTAAACTCAGAGTTCTAAAGGAGAAACTTGAGCGTAAGATGAAGTTGATTTCTGGTGTCAATAATATCGGAATTAAAATCGTTGACAGGGATGATGATAACATTGAGCGTGACCTCAGACTTTCCAAATAAATGGCTGACATATTTAAAAAGAATCCCGATGGTGGCTACCTCATTAATTCTGAGGAAACCCCAGTTGCTGGCGAGGTGTCTACTGGCAATGAAAAGTGGGATGAGTACCTAACATCGCTCCCAGAGGAAGACAGAGAAGAGGCACTCAAGCGGCTACAGGCCCCCCTTACGGGGGAAGAACTGGCTGAGAAGATGAAGAGAGACCCAGATTTTGACATTAAGTTTGAGGACTTTGCTAAGTTTGAATCTTACAAGAGTGTACAGGAACGGCATCTGATGGATGACATTATGATGGGTGCTGATGGCATTATGGAACAGTTCGGCAAGGCCATCCAGTCTGCCGCAGACCATCCATCCAAGGCACTGTACACTTCTGGTGGAACGGCAGTCGAGGCCCTGCTACAAGGAACAAGAGGTATGGTCGGTATGGCGGCTGAGTCGCAAGACCCGTCCTCTATCTTCTTTAATATGAAGGATGTGCTTACTGGTGGAGGCACACCAGAGGCTAGATATGCTCAGTTCCTAAAGGCCCGTGAGTTCAACAGAGGCTCTATGTCACTGGCGACAGGCAAGACGACAATGTTCGTCAACAAGGAATACATCGACCACGAAATCACACAGGCGATGTCTTTCATTGCCGACCCGTCTTGGATTATTCCGTTTGGTAAGGTTGCCAGTGTTGGTCTCCGTGCCACAGGTATGGGAGAACACCTTGCCATCGCCGCCGCCCGTGCGGAACACATTAAGCATATGCTTGTTGGTGGAACCCTCAAGTACGCCATCGGAAAGCCAATTGAACTTGTCGGTGGAGCCACAAGAAATGTAATTGATTTCGGTGTCAATGCTGGGGCCAAAGGATTTGAGGCCGTGTCTGGCGTTGGCGTTGCTGAGGCAAATGCGGCTATCAGAACAACTGCTATGGGTGCAACTGCGGCTAATCTGGCTGGCATAAGCACTGGTGCGTTGGCTGATGTAAGCGGTGTGTACCTCGCTGGTACCAGTGCCGCTGGTGTAGGTGAGGCCCTGTCAGCCATCGGTGGACAGGTTATGAAGGGCAAGAGAGGCATCCTCTCGTATGCTAAAGCGGCCCTTGAAGCGGATAAGGCTATCCTCACTCCACAGGCCCAGAGTCTCCTCAGAATTGTAAACGCATTCGACCCTCTCGTCACGATTGCTACCGATGTGGCTGGCGGTGTTGCCAGCGGTGCGGCTGTCGGTGGCGTTCTCGGCTATGCAACAGATAGGGCTGAAGGTCTCGGTCACGGCATCGGTGCTGGTATGGCTCTCGGTGGCGTGGGTGCTGTGCAGGGCCGTGCCTTTGCCACTTTGAAGGGTGGCACGACTGCTGAAAGACTGGCAATCCAGTCTAAGTATGTTCGTGAAGGCCATCTGCAACTCGGCAATATGAAGGAGTTCCAGAACTACTCTCTGCTCCGTAAGTTCGGTGAACTGACTGGCACTGAGGTGCTGATGGATGGTATTATCTCCACAGCCGACACGCTGATTCCAGATGTAAACTTTGAATTCAGAAACGATAAAGAACACAAAAAGTACCTAAAGGATAACAACTTTGACCCTGCCACAGGCAGACACCTCACAGACCCGAACATCCCAGACCAGCCAAGCCTATTTGAGTACAAGAACTCTAACGGTCTTGTGATGGAAACCAAGGACGGCAGAGTGACAATGCATATCAACACGGAACAGATTTCGACCAAGGGCACGGTAGTCCCTCACGAACTCTTCCACCTTGTTCTCAGAAAGTCTGTCCTCGCTCCTAAGTACATCAAGGTCATCGCTGGAGAACTTCTCGGAATCCGTGATGCTACTGGCAAGTTGACGCAGGGGCCTTCTGTTGGCATCGCAGACACCTCTTCTTTCTTCAAGGAATACATCAAGCGTACCTATGCTGGCAAGGATGTTCCTGCCCGTCTAGCCGCCATTGATGCGGCCCTTAAGGAGTACAAGGACACGGGTAATATGACCCACATCGACAAGGCTATCAACGGTAGCAAGCCCGTCCTTGAGCATATGGTTGAAGAGTTTGGTGCGTACTATTTCCAGCACCTTATTCTTGGTGAGCGTCCAGACTGGCTGTTCTTTGGTGGTAAGTTTGAAGGCATTACTGGTGTCCTCGACAGAGGTGCTAGTGCTTGGAAGGACTACTGGCACGGCAAGATTAACAAGAATAATCCTCAGTTTGATTTCTCTGAAGGCATCTCTAAGGGTTTCGTAAAGGAGGGCGTGTTCAGCGACAAGCGAGTCAGAATCCCTGCCCTTGATTACATTATGCAGGACATCGTGAATTCTTCCAAGAATCTCCACAAGTCTAACGCATTCAATTTCAACGCACTCAACAAGAACACCAGAGACACCCTCATCGACACACAGGGCTGGGACGCTCTAAAGAGAGAAAACGGAAAGACGGACACCAAGGCTATTGCACAGGCCAGAAAGTTTGCTGGACAGCAAGCGTTCAAGGCTCTTCTTGCGGCTAACCCTAACCGCCAACTCGATGGCGAGGGTAACATCGCTGGCAGACTTGATGTTAACGATATCGATACCCTCGTCCGTACAGGCCATATGAGCCGTGCAATGGGTGACAAGGTTCTCACACTCCAGCGTCTCGCTGATGTGCAGGGCCGTAGACCTCTAATCACATTCGGTTATCTTGGCGATACCCAGCAATACCTCGCTGGCAACGACCAGCCTCGACTCACTGGCAAGGATGTTTCCTACACCAACAGAGAGGTTGCTCTCCTCGGTTTTGATGTCAAGATTGGCAAGGACGGCAAGTACCAGTTTATGGCCCGCACCCTTGATGTTAAGGTCATCGAGGCCAGAGGCAACAACCAGTGGAAGCAGGGATATGTCAGAGACCTCTGGAATGGCT